CCGCTACTAGAGCGGCTTGGTTATTTTAAGTAGTCCTTTTGTTGGATATACTTTGAAAATGATTCAATAATATGTTTGCAAATTTCTTCTACTTCATTGGTTCGCCTCTGCATATCCATATATGATTGTGATTTACCTACTTCATCTGGTGATACATTCCCATGTGCGATTTTATTTCTATTATCCACAATATCGCCTAGGCGTTGTCCAAGTGAAGGTGAGGGAAGTACATCTGATCGTATACCAAAAGTATTCCAAATGCTTTCTAATTGTAAATATCTGATATTTTTCCCATCGGTTGGGAGCTCTAAGTTTACACAGATATCTTCTGTAATATCTATGTTTTGACTGAGGTTACTCATAAATTCAAGCCTCCTGAGCCATTTTTTTTCCCTTCCAACATTATGTAATGCATCAAATTTACTATTCAAAAAACGACTAAATAGAGAATATTTGTAATCATCAAGTTTTAAATGTTGTTTTGTTATGATTTCATCGCATCTAGAAATAGATAAAGAAGTAGCATATTCAATACAACCATATAGCTGAACAAAAATTAAACCTTTCAACGTATCTAGTTGAGTTTCCCAAATAAATCCTGCATTTGGATGATGCAGTGTTTTCTGGTTTTTTCGTCTTTCTAACTTATGCACAACAAAAAGTAAGTTATTGATTTTATTAAACCTTTCCTCTATTTCTTGTAAAATATCACCAAAATCATTACTCATTTCAAGAATTGTTCCTTACTAAACTCAATTCGAGTACTAACTCTATTGGGGGTGTTAGTTGCTCCCGTAGTTGCATCAATAAATATAGGATCTTCAATCCAAGTGTAGAAATTTTCTAAGTTGATAGCCCCTTTTTCTTTTAATGCCAATGCCGCACCTACAGCAACTCCTTCATAAAAATTTACTCGGAAGGCACGCCCGCCTTTTCGATTGCTTGTTATTCCTTGAGGTAGTTTTGATAATGCAGAAAATGTTTTTTTAAAAATTCTTTCGTTTATGGTATATGCAAATTTTTCTGACGATTGTTGCATATATTCATTTAAGAATCCGATTACACTAGATTTAAAATTTTTATAGTTATTTAAAAACGCAAAAAATCGCAATACCGCTTCTTCTGTTGTTCCATCAGATAATTGCGTTTGATCAAATTTAATACAAGAGAGAAAATTATCGTCCTTTGCTAGTTTCTTGATAAAATCATTAAACTTACCTCGATAAACACAACTTCTAATTTCTTGAGGTGTCAATCTAATTCCACCAGTATTTAGCCGTTCAAATAGATCAAACCTTACCATTTTGTCACTTTTATCGCTTAAGGTTGTAACTTTTAGAGGCTTCAATATGAAATCAAGTTTGATTTGTGGAGGTAAATCATCGAATTTCTTTCCATTAAATAGAGAGAGTTTTTCTAAGTCCGACAGCTCCAAATTATGTTCAGTATCGATTCCTGATTTAAGCTTGGCTTCTTTGTTATTTAGAAAATGAATCATTGTTGTTATTCGTTGAACACCATCAATAACCTCCCAAGTCCCATTAGCATTGGTTGCCATAAATAGATTTGGAATAGGAATGCCTAAAAATAATGATTCGATAAGAGTTGATTGCCGTTTTGTATCCCATCTAAACTGCCGCTGATATTCTGGAGCAATATTAATAATGCCCTCTGCAACCATAGAAACGAGCTCTTTAACACTGAAATCGTAGTTATTAAAATCTACTTTTCGTTTTTGTTCGTTTAAATCTTCTACAAGCGTAGTAGTCCCTTTATTTGTCATATTATTTTCCTTTTTTATCTTCTGGCTTTGGTGGATATTACAAATAACTCCTATGCTCCACCGCTACAACAACACCGAGTACCAAAACACCTTACCAATCACAGATACTTCGTCGAGATCGGCTATTTCGTCGTCGTACTCGTCTGTGTTATAGCTACGGATTTTTATTTGATTGTTTGGCATATTGTAGAGCAGCTTGATCCGCAATAGCCCGCCGTGGTTAATGGCATAAATACTGCCGTCGCGAATTGTTTTATTGCCGGTATCGATGCCGACAGTCGCGCCGTTCGGAATAACCGGCTCCATTGAATTACCGTCCGCTACCACGCATACCGCATTTTCATACTGCACGCCTTGCCGTCTTAATGTGGCGCGCGAAAAGCGCAGTTTGAAGTTGTTGTAATCCATAATGTCATCAGCAAAACCATTTCCGGCAGCTAATCGGATTTCTTGGAAAAGCGGAACTTCTACCTCGTCATCGTTTAACGGAGTATTACGGTCCCACAGGTCAAATGAGCCTGTTTCGGCTACGTTTGATTCTATTTGGGGCTGTACCATGTCACCCGTGCCATTTAAGAGCCATTCCGGCGAAATTTTCAAAGCCTTGGCTATTTGTAAGCCATTTCTAGGGCTTTTTGTAACTCCGTTCAAAATATTACTGATCGTTACTTGTGATGTTCCGGCTAATGCAGCTAATTCAACTTGGTTTTTACCCATTTTATCCATTGCAAACTGCAATCTTTCAGCAAGTGTATTCATAAAACCCTCCTTAATCGCCCGATCCTATAAATAAACTTATATAAAATCAAATAAGGAATCCTTTACAAGTTATAATGAATCTTATATTCTATATAAGAATTTTAATTAAAGGTGAACTATGAAGAACGAGGCAATCGAAAAAGCAATTTCAATTTGCGGTTCTCAGGTAAAGCTAAGTCAAGAATGCGGAGTTTCTCAGGTTTCCGTCAGCTTTTGGCTTAATGGCGGCGGTATTAACGCTAAGTATATCCCGCGAATCGTTAAGGCTACAAAAGGCAAGGTGACTGAAAAGCAGATTTTACATTCCTTAGCAAATTTAACTGACAACTAATTTACTCATATTGGCGCAAAAGAAAACCATAAAAAAGGACGGGAAATTATGGCAATGAAACAAACCATTATCGAAATGATTGAGAAGATACCGGGCGGCAAAAGTGCGGTTGCAGGGTTTCTCGGATTTTCGGAGGCTGAATTAAATAACCGGCTTTATCAGACAAAAGGGCAGCGGTTCAAAGACGAAGAATTGATTGCGCTGCAACTTGAGTATGGATGCACTGATTTTATCGAGGAGCTTTGCCGAAGTGCTGGTGGCCATTTTGTACCGGCACCGGTCGCAAGCGAATTGGACTCGGTAGAAATCTCAACATTGCAACTGCATGAACAATCCGCGCGCGGATTACTGTTTGAAGTGCTTGAAACGGCATTGGCAGACGGTGAAATCACCTCGCATGAGGAAGATAAAATCCGTCGCGCATTGGGTAAACACTTGGCAGCGACACAACACACGATTGAGTGCGTTATTTCGCTAAATAAACGGCAATAAAAAACCACGGCGGCAACCGTGGTTAATTACGAGAGGTATTCAAATAATGAATAACCAAATACAGCTCCATAATACACAAATTCGCCAAGATGAACAAGGGCGTTTTTGCTTAAATGATTTACATCAAGCCAGCGGCGGTGAAAGTCGTCATCGTCCGGCTTATTGGTTATCAAATCAGCAAACGCAAGAGTTAATCGGCGAAATTTCAAAAGACGGAATTCCGTCTATCCTTACAAAACAAGGACTTGGAACATTCGTAAGTAAGGAACTTGTTTATGCTTACGCAATGTGGATTAGTCCGAAATTCCACTTATACGTTATTCGCACATTTGACAGCTTAGCAAGTCATCAAAATCCGACCGCACTTTTACCACAAAACTACGCCGCAGCATTGCGTGAGTTGGCGGAATCTGTTGAGCGGGAAGAGGTTTTAAAACTGGAAAACAAACAGCAAGCCGATCGCATTGAAGCGATGAGTAATTACTTCCGGGCGGGAATGACTGCACCTCAATTCGTTAAGAGCTTAAACGGCGTAAATTCGACGCAAATCAATGCATTTTTGCAGCAAAAGAATTGGCTTTATAAAGACCAACGCGGTGAATGGCGCGTAACGTCTTATGCCCGTGATGTGTATATGACCGAAGAAGCTAATGAGTTTACCCCACATGGTTGCGATCCGATTATCAAATACAAGCCAACGTTACTTAAAAAAGGTGCAGCGAAACTTTATGAGTGGTACGCAAAAGGATTGTTGCCGATGAAAGCAACGTGGAACGGTGAATTTACACAAGATAAGGTGGTGGGGTTATGAGTTTTAATGCAGTAGCGAAAGCAGTTGAAATTCCGTTATCAGGTAATCTCAAACTTGTATTTATTTTAATGGCTAACTATGCCGATGAAAAAGATTGCTGTTATCCAAGTCAGCCAACTTTGGCAAGACAAGCAGGAGTATCAATAAAAACTATTCAACGTGTAATTGAGAAATTAGAAGAACTTGGTTTTGTAAAAACACTGAGAAAAGGTACAGGAAATAAATCATCTCTATACCAACTCATTTTCTATTTAGGGTCTAGTCAAAATGTCGCCCCTGACAATTTGTCGGGTAGTCAAATTGTCCACCCAGACCAGT